AGGTAACATCATTCTCAAGAACTCCGAAAACTGACTGTTGCCCATCTGCTGACAAAGAATCAAGGGTGAATGTCATCCCATCATTCGAGGTGGATTTAATAGCGGCATCACCGTTACGAGTAACCAACACACCACCAGAAATAATCTTAGGCTGCTTTGCTGCATCCGTCTGAGTTGCGTGGTTTCCGTTGCCTGATTGGTCGTACCAAGTCTTGACGTGTCCGTCTGCTGAGGTCTGGGTAAGCGTGATGTTTGTGATTGATACATCGGCAACTGCTGTTCCTGCTGTGCGGAAGTAGATGCCCGATGTTTCGTCTGGATTTAAAGTTACGGAATTAGAACCAAGAACTAACGATGTTTGCGCAAACGGGAGTGCGCTAGCCAGAGTTATACCAGAAAGACTGCCAGAAGTTAATACAACATCAAAGGTTGCAACATAAGTGCCTGCGTCAGCTGGTGCTGCGAGGCTCTTAAAACCCGTAGAACCTTCATTGTTTACCGAGAAATCAAAGCTTGTTGCTGTCTCGTTACTGACATTGCCAGCGAGACCTCCAGATTCTGCCTGTAAGTCTAGTTTATCAACATCCGTATTTACCCAAGCCTCAAGCGTCCCATCACTAACCTCAGCAGCCGTAAAGGATTTGACAGCATCGTCCGAGCTACGGCGAACCTGAGTCACATACTTACCAGCAGGTAGGTAGTTGGAGTCACCTAGGGTCTCTGAAATTACTACGTTGCGGACGTAGAATACGTCAGTGCCGTTGCCTTGGAAGCCGTTGTATGCGCTTGCTGTCGTGCCAGAAGCACCACGGATACTTATAAAGATCAATGTTGCAGTGCCAACAGTTGATACTGTAACCCATTCGTCCCTTTGGATTCCAAGGTAAGATGTAGCCATATTTCCAGACCCATCCATTAGGACGATGCTATCAAGATCCACATTTGATGAAGGGACATAGACTTCAGCTTGCACTGAATATTGTTGCCCTATATTTAATGCATTTTTAAATAAAAATTTTGCAGACGTTTCTGTGTCAACTGTGTATTTAACTACGTCCAGTGTGCCTACTGGGTCTGGCGTTGTAGTAGCAGAACTGCCTGAGTCAGGAGACCACCCATCAACCCCAGCACTGAAGTCCGAAGTGTAAGTAACAGTGTCGCCAGCGTATTCCCACTGGTTAGTTCCTAAGCTACGAAGGCTATACGCAGCAGCAGGGGTTCCAATGCTAGTCCCTCCCTCTGGAACTGGTATGCGCCCATCTTCGGTCTCAATGCCGATGTCCAAAGGTGGAACAATCTGGGAGTTCACCCAGCCCGTCATTGCACCACTCGATATGTCAGCAGCCGAAAAGTCCTTCTCGGAATTATCGCTTGCACGTCGTACTCGGACGACAGAAGCAATATTACTTGCTAGGTTGCGTAGGCTGTACGCAGCAGAAGCCCCTTCAAATAACTGAAGGAGCCGTTGACCCACCCTATTGATCATAGGGTTACGACCAAGAGAACCCTTTTGGCTTAGGAACATACTAGTACTTGTGGCAGATTACTAGACCGCTTGTTACAGCTACTGCATTGAACTGACCATAAAGGATGGTCCCTGCTCCAATGCCTACTCCTGTAAGTACAGCAGAGGACTGGTCAACATTGTCAGCACTAAGGGTACCAAAGTTAGCGTCAGTGATAACCTGGATGGCTCCGTAGCGTTTGCCTGTAACGGAGTCACCTGCGTCAAGTACTTCGGATCCAACTGAGGAAAATTCTAGGGTATTGTTTCTGGATGAACTCATAGTGATATTATAGCATACTTGCTACCTGGATTGACGGTTTACGTAAGTTGAAAACTTTTTGTTAATTGTATTGTTGTTTGATTTTTTATCTAAACGAAGTAGTTCTATATCAAGCATCATTTTAGCTTGAGAAGCAGCTACTGCTGCTTTTTCAGTTTGACCATCTCCAGTATAAAAATCAGTAAGTGCAGTATAGATAATATAATCAACGAACTCTGCTGGAATATCTGTACTATCTGGGGTAAAGTTAGCTTGTAGTTCTTTTTTGTAAGTTACAAATACTGAAGTGCTATCCGATGTAGTTAAGTTAAGTATATGTGCTCCAACGGAATCCACATAGAACTCAAATTCTAAAGCAGAATTACTCAGGAACGGCTTAGTTTTATGCACACGTAAGAACTCACCAATAGTTTCTTTGGATGCTTCTGCGTATGGAACTGTTGCTGCTGGGTCTGTTATAATCAATCTGGACTCACCCACCACTAAATAACGTGGCCAGCTATCTGATTCATTGTAGGCACGGTAGACCGCACGATTCAAAGAACTCGTTAAAAAGAACTCGTCAGCAGCGGTTAAGCTTTCCAGCCCAGCAATGGACTGAAAAGCATTTTTAACCTCAAGAAATGTAGCGTTAGATGGCATTACTGTACGTTATTGTTCAGTAGTGTTTCTGGTTTGTTTAACGGTGTTCCGCCCGCTTGTACGTTGTGACGAGCGAACTGGGTTCTTGGACGATACTGCAATACATCGTGACGAAACTGACGGCTTTGGTTACGTACCTTGTCAATTTCAGAAACAAGAATTATTTCAGAATTTTGATCCTCTACTTGAGCTTTGTCAGTCTGTCCATCACCACGTAGGAAATCTGCGTAAGCACCAAAAGCGCAGTACTCAAAGAACTGATATGGGATGTTTGGATTATCATTGGCTTCGTCGCCGTAGCTACCCGATGTATAAGTGCCACCGTCAGCAATAACTGCTTCAAGATCTTTACGATAGGTTGCGTATACATTAACACCGTCAAGAACTGTCGGGCTAATAATCTTTACTGAAGGGAAACCCCCAGAATTTAAAAGTGAAACATATGTGTATTCTTCTGGATAACGTGTATCTGTTGGATCAGTTTTGTGAATCCGAAACACTACATTGGAATCATTGGCTAGATCTTTTCCAGTTCCATATGTTTGAATTGTATTGTCGTCTCCTGTTGCCATTGCAATGGCTTCTCCAATTACAGTAAAGTCAGGCCAAGGGTAGCGTTCAAACGCTGTGCGAATACGGCGATTAACTGCTTGACGCAAAAATGCTGCGTCAGTTGTTTCTATTGAACCCAGTCCAGCAATGGACTTAAAGCGTTCTTCTAAGTTTTGATATGTAATGGTAGGATAGTTGGCCATAATTTATTATAGTTTGTTGGGTGTAAGGTCTGAGAAATTCTTTTGGAAATAAGCCAGGAACTCTTTGGAGTGCACTGTCTCTTGTCCGTACTTTTTTATGAGTCGGAAGTACTCACGGTGCGGGATAGTTGCTACGCAACGACCTAGTACTGGGTGCACCTTTCCTCGTTGTTCTGTAGCTTCTTTACGAGCCTGGTTTACACGATTAACTTCGGTCCGTTTCTCAAGTGCAAATCCGTTTTTGATTTCATCCATAAAGGCCTTGTTGACCTCTTCGTCAGAATAAGTAGGAGCTTTTGTGATTATTTCCATTGTTTAAAATTAAAGGTAAAAAGGGAGCCAGACAATATAAATCTGGCTCCCCGAAATTTCAGCAAGGATTACTGAGTGATCTTACCGTGAGCCTGCGGGTGGTATACACCGAGGGTCAATGTGCAATCGCAGAATCCACGCTCGCCTCCACCTTCGTTAGGCAGACGAGTTGAACCCATAGGGATCAGTTCGTGCACGCCGTAGTACTCAGGGTTGATGAGGTAGCCGTCATTGAAGTCAGTACCGCCAGCAATAGTTGCAGGAGCAGTGTCTGGGTTCATATTGACGATGGACACGATGCCGTGGTCACTTTGGTAAAGCTCGACAGAGAGTTTGATCTCAGCCTTGTTACCGTCGTAGTTGACGCTACGGATGTTTTCAGTAGCTCCAGCAGATACACGAGCGAAGTCAGCAATAGTGCGACGAAGGCCAGTGTCAGCAACAAGCATAAGGTTGTTGGAGCTGCCAGTCTTGCGGTAGATCGAAGAGATCATATCGTTAAGAGCTTCTTCACCGAAGGCACCTTGTGTGCTGATGTCATAGATCGAAGCAGCAGGAGTGCGGAAGTTAGCAGGAACGTCAGCAGGACCAGCAGAGTCGATCCAGTCACCAAGACCACGAAGGCCATAAGGTGTACCAGCACCGTCTTCTACGCTGCGGTCTTGTGTACCGATCAGTGTAGCTTCGATGTCACGCTTGAGTTCACGGATAGCTTTTGCTTCAGCTTGTGCAACCTTAGCTGGGCCTACGCTGTCAACAGCTTCTTGAAGGTCAGAAACCTTGAAGTTGCGGCGGAACTTTTGGACGTAGTTACCAAGGCGAGCACGGCCAGCGAACTGGTCAGTGAAAGAAGATACGTCTGCACCTTCGTCTACACCTGCAGTGCTAGGAGCAGAAAGTACGTCTACAGTCCACTCAGTGAATGTAGCACTTGACTTCTGTTTAGAAGCAGATGAAAGGACAGGAGTTTCTTCGGGAGCCAAGATGGTAAGTACATCTGTGAGGTCTTCACGATTAGAAACAGCGGAACCAGGATTAGTGGCGTCGAATGTATTTGAGAATGCCATAATATTTTATGATTTAATTAGATTATCTATTTTGTAGTTGAAGTGTTCTGAGAGTAATAAAGTCACTTTTGTTCCCTGATTGCTTAAACTGAGTATTCAAGTTCTTGATTGATTTACTTGCACGACTTGCAGGCTTTTCTGAGCCTGCTGCACTAGGGGTAGAAGTATTGGAAGCGTTAAGTCGTACTTTAGACTTGGTGCTTTTTACTTCTTTTCGCCCGTAGATACTGTTAGCTGCGTGCGCTAGTAGATATGGCATCTGAGCCTTAACGTCAGCGGGAAGGCTAGTCATTAATGTTTCGACCCTGGGGTCGCTCATAATGGCCTGGTATTCACGCCGTGTATCGTTGTCTTCACCTGTCATCCAAGGTAACTCAGCTTCAGCCTGAGCACTGAGGTGCTCCTGCATTTGTTTGCTTTGTTCAATCTTTTGGATTTCCTCCAGGCGAGCAGGAAGGAATTTGTCACGGGCTTTACGTGCCTGCAATAAAGCATTGCGGACATCGGCCTTAGTCATCTCCTTGCCTTCGACTTCTGTGACTACATCATCAGCTTCATATCCATCTGCATTGAACATAATGTCCTCTGCCCATTCAATAACGTTACTAGCATCCGTTGCCTTAGCTTGTAGATCCTCAAGGGTGTCTACGCTGTCGAACGGATTGTTCTTAACTTCTTGTTTGGGTTGCAGTGGATTGCTTTGCTCGGCAGAAATTTTAGCTTCAATTTGTTGTAGCTTTTCTTCTGCTGCCTTACGTTTAGCTGTGAGTTCTCCAAAGCGGGCTACTGCACGGCTGCCTAGCTTGTCAGCTAGTTCCCGCAGTTCCTCTTCGGACATATCATCTAAATCAATCTGAGAAAGAACTTGCTCGTCTGATTCAGCTTCGGACTCTTCGTCTTCAGTACTCTCGTCTGATTCATCAGTGTCTTCTACTTCTTCAGTAGCAATTTCGTCGGCTACCTCTTCCTCAACTTCAGGAGCTTCTTGCTCCTCTGGTTCAGGGGTTGGCTGCCCTAAGCGTTGGATCGCAAAATCTTCCGCTGTTATATTTGTCTTTTCCGCTGTAGAGTTTTCGGGTTCAGCGTTTCCCGTTGTGACTTCGTTGTTCATATAATTCCACTCTTCAACGCCGAGCGACAGCTATGTTGTGCATTATAGCACACGAAATGCGTGCTATGAAATTATTCGGCAACCGAAGGCTGCCCCCAAGTAGACATTGTCAGGATCTGATCGTAACTAAGGATACGCCCTGATAGCTGCTGGATCTTGTCAGTTGGAGCATCGTGCATTTCTCCGATGCACTCCTCCCTCAAGTCATTGATTAACTCAATGAATCGCTGGAACTGATCGTGCCGCTGCAGGTGCTCTATGTCTTGTTCGATTGTTGGCTTTTCCATATTATTTATTTTTTGAAAGATATTCCTTTAAAGCTTGTTTCTGCTCAGGTGTAGCTTTTGCACTGGAGTCACCGCTGTAAACTCTAGCAAGAATAGTTTGTTTCATTGCTGTTGGATTATCTGCGTATTCCGTTCCTTCAAAGAATTTAACTTGATCGGGTGTAACTTCAAACTCTGGAACAAACTCATCTTGTCGCATCTTCAAGCGAATAGCTTCATTCTCTGCTACTGCTCCTAGTTGTTTCTTTGATAAAGAGCTGTAAGGGTTGAGGATAATGGTATTGTCCTCCGCTGCCATACCAGCTACTTCGGGTCTATCCGAAAAAAATTGATCCTCTCCAGGATATAACTTTTCACGAATAGGAAACCCAAAGAGCTTATCGGATGCCCGTTTATTTGCGTATTCTCCTGGGGTCATATTAGTATTGAGGCATTGCTTGAGTTTGTACTTCCCCCATCTGCGCAGGGGTAGTACCTATACGACCAATCTCAGCGTTCTGCATTTGTTGCATCTGGAACTGATACTGACCTGCGTACTTCTGTAGGCGTTCAGCGAAGGCTTCGTCTTCCTGTAACTTCTGCTGAATGTCAGGCTGCTCTCCGTATTGCTGTAGTACCTGCATAGCGATCTGTCCTCCGCTTGCACGTGCTGGCATTTCTATACCAGCGTAGATCTTAGTAAGGTCGTCAGTGACATCCTTGACCACTTGCTGTTGAGCATCTTCTACTGGTGAAAGCACAGAGTCCGCAAGGATAGGATCAATAGATCCTGCGAGTACAGCAATTAACTTGTCAACGTCTATACGGCCATTGCGGTCCAGTTGAATAAGCTGGGTCATTTGAGCCAGTTTAACTTCCTGCGACTTAGGATCTGTATTCAGTACGTCGTAGTTAATCGTGATATCAAAGTTAGCGTCAGGGTTACCTCGGTCCATAACTTGCGGATCAGGGATACCAGTTACACGGAAGAAGATCTCGTCTGGTCCGAAACGTTGGAAGCAACGGTAAGCCATACGCATAACCTCTGCATTGTGCTGCAGGAACTTGTCTACAAGGAACTGCTTGCGAATACTAGAGATCTGTGAGTCCTCGTCTAGTCCTACCAGGCGGTCCGCCTGGGTAGACTGATTGACTTCCATTTCTATTGAACCCTGATTAAATGCAGGCGTAGGCGCAAAGTCCAAGTCACCTTTACGGCGATATGGAATCATACGTCCTGGACCCCAGTCGCTAGGTGCCTGTCCTACTGGGTGCAGGATAGGGGGTAATGTAGCTAGGCTGTTGCGGTCAATGCGAGAGTCCCGCTCTACCTTTACTTGGTTCTGAATGCCACGTAGTAAGTCAGGTACAGTAGTGGTATCGTAGAGACGCTTGCTGTCTTCAGACAGCTTAGTGACCACAACTGGGTAGTCCTCGTAACCGTTAAGCAGTTCACGCTTTGCAAACGCTGGTGCTTCTCCGTTACCTCCATCGTATTCCTTGTGGAATACTGTGCAGTAGATACCTTCTGCTCCATCTTCAGGATCGACCAGCCGCTGGTACGCATACACGATTTCTATTAGTTCATTTGCTTCGTAAGCGTTATCGGTCAAGCTTGTACTGCGGCGGCCTTCCTGTTCTCTTTCAATGCTATCAATGTTTACCCCTCGGTAGTGCTCAATGACGTAGTCAACAAAGTCAGCGTCCCATCCTGCGGTTGCTACCTTGTTCTCGAGTTCTTGAGCTGTATAGTAAGTCTTCCAGAAGCAGTAAGGTGCTCGCTGTGGATCAGTTACATACGGAGGAAAAAAGAAGTCCCCATCTGGGGCAAGTGTCTTAATCTCTGGTGCGTCAACCTGTCGGCGAACAACAGGAAGCTCCGCTTCCCCTGTATCCCGAAGTTCCTTGAGGGCCTTCTTAGCTCGCTTTTCGGTGACTCCTTCAAAGATGTTTTGTAAAATAAATACTAGCTCGTCGTCCTTTTCGCCTGACTGCACTGCACCAAAAATATTTGGGTCTAGTTCTGCAATCTGTTCTAGGGTAAGCTTCTGCAGGAACTGACGGTCCTCTGAGTGCCAGCCCACGTAAGTAATAAGAAGGCCTCGCTCTAGCAGGTAGTTGGCTCCTAGTTCCATTTCACGCTTGTAGCGTGGAATATATCCGCTGGTGGTCATCCACTTAAGGAAGGACGAAACAATTTCTGCACGGGAAATATCGTTGGATTCCACTGGGTACGCCCGAATGTTGGAACGATTCAGGGAAGACATAAACAAAGAAACCAGGCGTGTAATACGCTCGTCGATTACGTGGCTCTCTGTGTCTGATGCTCCCTCCCAAGGGAAAGCATCTGCTCCGTGCTTGCGGTGATCTCGGCTCTTGCCTGGCCACCAGTTGCGGCGGTCGTCATAACTAGTACGGCACAAATCAAAGTATGCCTCCAGTTCGTTTACTGTTTCATCGTATGCGTTGCGTAAAGCAGCAATGTCTGGAGATGCGTCAACGTAAGTCAACGCCTCGAAAGTAGATTTATTTTGCATTTAGTTTTTTTCTAACAGATTTAGCCATTTCGTAAATGTAACCTTTGTGAACACCAATTCTATCACATAATTCCTGTGGTCGCATTGGTTGGTCTAATTGATGCTTTGCGTAGCGGTTCAAGTACTCCCAGGCGGCTAGTCGGTCTACCTGCTCTTCGATCCATTCTGGATCTAAGGTAATGTCTTCTTCGGGTAGATTCATTTTACATAGCGATAAGACGTTCCTCGGTCATCTGTGATGGCCTCTACGTTTACGTTTTTACCTTCTGTCAGGAAGTGCTCTAGCTTACGAGGAATGACCGCTGGTACCTTCTTCTTGATCTCCCTGATGTACACGTAGATGTAACTTCGGTTGGGTGCCTTGGAGTGCACTACTCCTCGGTAACGCTTAGGCGTAAGCTCGGGAATGTCTACGGCTTTCTCTAATAACTCCTGGCCTTCTTCGTTAATCCATCTGGCGTAGCCAGTACCAGTGACGGTATGCTCTGGTAGTTTGCTTTCTATTAATTCAATAAGGTAGTCCAGCTCTACGCTGTGCTCCTTTGCAATTGTCTGTACTCGTTTCTTGGGCATATTAATATCCTCCTTGATTTGTTCTTGTTGTTTGCATCGAGGCATTAGACATAAAGTCTGGGCCTTCTCCGCTGTTTGACATTCGCAAATATCGGATAACGTCAAAGA